CTCATAAGTCAAGGGTATTTAACCGAAGAATACCCTAAAGTTAAACGTGGTGAGTCCTTTTGGCCTGCATCTGATCAGAAAGATGGGTTCTGTTGGACTACTGAAGAGCTTATTCGTACCAAAAACAACACACCTGCCTTTAAATTTGATGCATTGTACATGCAAGCGCCCACAAATGAAGAAGGTGGTATCATTAAAGACAAATGGTGGCAGGAATGGGACAAACCTACCCCACCAGAGTGTGACTATATCATACAATCATGGGATACTGCGTTCTCTACCCGCACTACAGCCGATTATTCTGCTTGTACTACGTGGGGAATTTTTAATTCAGGCTTTGATATGCCTAATGTTATACTATTGGGGGCAGAAAGAGGTCGATGGGACTTCCCAACCTTGCGTGAAAAGGTAGTTTCTAAGTTTGAAGAGCATGATCCTGATACAGTACTGATTGAGAAGAAAGCTTCTGGTCAATCTTTAATTCAAGACCTACGTATGACTGGTATTCCTATCCAAGACTACCAACCTGATAGAGATAAAGTAGCAAGAACTTATGCTATTACTTCATTGTTTCATAACGGCAGAATTTATGCCCCCTTCTCAAAGGCATGGGCTAAAGAAGTTATGGATGAAGCAAGAACCTTTCCATCAGGGGCACATGATGACTACATGGATACCTTGACTCAAGCTTTATTATGGATTCGTAATGGCGGATACGTTACACACAAAGATGACACGTGGCTTGACAAAGCGGAAGAAAGTATTTATAATAGAAACCGTAGAGCATACTATTAATAAGGAGACATTAAGGAATTAAAATGGCAATCGAAAAAGTTATTACTCCAGATTTGGAAACACCAACAGTTAAAATACCAACTGACGAAGATATACAATTAGACGAAGCAGGTAATGTAGAAGTAACTCTGCAAGATGATCAAGCTATGGCTGAAGCCGAAGCTATGGGTTTAATGGATGATATGATGATGCCAATGGCAAACGATCATGACTCTAATCTAGTTGAGTTTATGGATGAAAGTGATATCTCTGAATTTGCTGATGATTTATTCGAAGGCTATCAAACTGACAAAGAAGCTCGTGGAGAATATGATGAGATTGCAGAAGATGGTGTTAACTTATTAGGATTATCTTACGATGATTCTAGTCAACCTTTTCCTGGTGCATGTGGATCTACACATCCAGTACTTGCACAATCAGTAGTCAAGTTTCAAGCTAAAGCTTTTAAAGAATTATTTCCAACTGAAGGCCCGGTGCGTACTCGTATCATGGGTGTGCAGTCTGATCAAAAATTACAACAAGCCAATCGTGTTAGAGATTTTATGAATTGGCAAACTCAAGTTCAAATGCCAGAGTATGGACCTGAACTTGATCGCTTATTATTTCATGTAGCTTTATATGGTTCAGCATTTAAAAAAACTTATTGGGATGCAACTTCCAATAGACCTCGTACTGAATATGTTAAAGCTCAAGATTTTTATGTAGACTACTATGCATCTAATTTAGAAACTGCAGAACGTTTTACTCACCGCTATACGTTATCATCAAACCAAGTTAGAAAATTACAACTTGCTGGTTTATTTGCTGACGTTGAATATTCAGATGATGCAGAGATTTCAGAATCAGAAGCTGAAAATGCTGCTAACGAAGTAGTAGGTTTAAGTAAGCCTGGCAACAACAATGAACGTGTAGAAATATTAGAAATGCATGTTGATGCAGATGTACCAGGTTTTGAAGATGAGTCTGGCATTAAACTTCCTTACATTGTTTACATGACTGCGGATCAAAAAGTTTTATCTATTAGAAGAAACTGGGACGAAGAAGATCCATTTAAGAAAAAGAAATTATATTTTACCCATTATACTATGATACCTGGTTTAGGTTTTTATGGATATGGTTATTTACATTTAATTGGTGGTTTAACAAAAACCGCAACTTCATCAATGCGCCAGCTTATTGACGCTGGAACATTCGCAAATTTACCAGGAGGATTCAAAGCTCACGGATTACGTGTCTTAGCACCCGATGAACCTATTGCCCCTGGTGAATGGCGTGAAGTAAATAGTCCGGCTGGTGATCTTGGAAAGTCTCTACAACCTTTGCCATTTAAAGAACCATCGCAAACATTATTTAATTTAATGCAATATGTTACCAATGCCGCTCGTGAGTTTGCAGACGCTACAGATAATGTAGTAGAATCTGGAAGCAACTACGGACCAGTCGGAACCACTATGGCTTTACTAGAACAATCTAGTAAGCTATTTGCTGCAGTACATAAGCGTATGCATGAAGCACAAACTAAAGACTTAAGAATTCTTTGCAGACTTGATCAAGAATATTTACCAAGTGTATATCCTTACGAAGTAGCAGGTGGGGCACAACAAGTATTTAGTCAAGACTTTAATTTAAAAAGTATTGATGTAATACCTGTATCAGATCCTAACATGCCTACTGAAGCGCATCGTATCGCCAAGATAAATGCAATTATGTCTATAGCTCAACAGAATCCTGGACAATATAATATGCAATTAATTGGTCAAGAATTATTTTCTGCCATGGGTGTAGAAGATCCTAAAAGATATTTAGCTCAATCACAGCCACCGTTTACTGGTGATCCTATTACTGAAAACATGATGGCTATGAAAGGGATGCCTTTAAAAGCTAGAATGGATCAAAATCATGATGCACATATTATTGTACATGGAACTATGCTACAGAACCCAGCATACAATGAAAATAGACAAATGGCACAGATACTAATGGCACATATTCAAGAACATTTATCTATGAAGTATAGACAAGAAATGGCGCAGATGATTCCAGATCCGCAGATGCAACAAATTATTATGTCTCCGCCACCAGAACCTCAACCTGGTCAGCCTGGACAACCTGGTCAAATGCCACCACAACAACTACCACCTGAGTTAGAAAATCAAATAGCAATGATGTCAGCTGAAGCTTCAGATAAAGTATTACAGCTTGATGAAGAAAAAGCTAAGATTATGGCAGGTGAAAAGAAAGATCCACAGATTGAATTACAAGAAAAAGATCTTGCTTTACGTGCACAAAAAATGATGAACGATTTAAAAGTGCATGAAGATAAGATGGCATTAGAAGAAGCTCAAACAATAATTAAAGATGAGAATACCGATGAAGATCGTGAACTACGTAAAGAAAAAATTATGATAGATCAAATGAATAAAGAGAGTGAAATGAAACAAGAGTTAGTTGAAAAAGCTATGGACGTTGCTGCACAGACAGGAGCTAGTGCTATAAAAATTAGTGGAGATATCTAATGATTTGGTATTTAACAGTGATGTTAACATATGCTGGACTGGATGAATCCCAATTTACTAAATGGCAAGCTCATATATTCAAAGATGATCAAGAATGTCACAAGTTTGTTTACGATAATAAAGTTTTATTAGTAGATGGTTTACTAGAAAAATTTAGAAACGCAAACGGTAATGAATTAATAAGTTTTGAATTTTATTGTCAAGGCGAAACTTTACAGGAAGTTTGATGAAAGTATCTGAAAATACATCTATAAGTATGCCAGCTAGAAATTTAATTTCTATTATCGCTGCAGTTACTGTAGGTGCCTGGTTTGCTTTTGGTGTTATAGAGAGACTTAACTCTATTGAAACACAACTACAACTTATAGAAAAAGATATAGAAGCTGCAAATGAGTTTATTGCAGGGGTTCCTAAAGGTGAGATGGTCAGTCCACAGATTCAAGAGCTCTATATGTTGACAGAATTTCTTGCAGGTGATGTAGAAAAGTTAAAAGAGATTATTGAAAACAACGTACCTAATATTGAAAAAAATGATATGACTATTCAATTTCATGAAGATCGTATTATAGACTTAGAAAATAGGAAAAATGGGAATCATTGAAACAGTTATTATACTTAGTTTGTACATCTATGATGGTGGCAATAAAACCATAGAAGGCTGGTACCACCAGGATAATATCAGTACATGTCTTGCAGCCAAGCGTTTAGCTGAACGTAACTCAGGAAACCAAGTACAATATACTTGTAGCTTAGAACAATGTATAATGATAACAGATAAAACAGGTGTTAAACACTGTGATAAAATAATTAAAGAATAATATGATAACAAGGGCACAAACAAGTATGACTACAAAAAGAAAACCAGCAACTAAATCTAAATCAACAGTTAACAAAGCAGGTAACTACACTAAGCCTGGTATGCGTAAAAAAATATTTAATAGAATTAAAGCTCAAGCATCTCACGGTACTGGAGCTGGACAATGGTCTGCTCGTAAAGCACAAGCATTAGCTA